AGACGCTTGCTGATTATGTTCACGCATTCGACCAAAAGATGCAAATGAAACGTGAAGCACTTTCAAGTAAAGGTATTTGGACTGCAAAGAAAAGATACATTCTGAATGTGTATAACAATGAAGGTGTTCAGTATGCCAAACCAAAACTCAAAGTCATGGGTCTTGAGATGGTCAAATCATCAACACCTACCGTTGTCCGAAACAAAATGTATGAATTGGTTGATTTGGTTGTGAATACCGATGAAGCAACTGTACAAGAGTTTGTTGCAAACTTCCGTGAACAGTTCAAAGAATTACCTGTAGAAGATGTATCATTTCCACGTGGATGCAATGGTCTAGCAGAGTATTCTGATTCCAAAACAATATATAAAAAGGGAACACCAATTCATGTCAAGGGTGCCTTACTCTACAATCATTACCTCAAAGAAAAGAATCTGACAAACAAGTATCCATATATTAAAGAAGGTGAGAAACTCAAGTTCACTTATTTGAAAACACCAAATTCAATTAAAGATACAGTCATTTCTTTTCCAACAAGAATGCCTAAAGAGTTTGAGATCCAAGAATTTATTGATTACGATACACAGTTCTCAAAAACTTTTCTTGAGCCAATTGGTTTGATTTTGAATTGTATTGGTTGGAAAGCAGAGAAACAAGCAACACTTGAATCTTTCTTCGGATGATACACGTTATACTACCATTTTTAACTGCCATAGCACTGTCTGGTATTGCAGCATACTATTCGGTGATTGGTCTTGCACAGATATTTCCTGGCTCATATTGGCCAATTGTTATCATGGGTTCTGTGCTTGAGGTGGCAAAACTGGTAACTGTATCATGGGTACATAATCATTGGAAAGAAACATTCTCTGCTCTCAAATTCTATTTTTTGATTGCTGTGATATTGCTCATGGGAATCACTTCAATGGGCATCTTTGGCTATCTGTCAAAAGCACACATTGAACACTCATCAAGCATAGCACCACTTGTAGCAAAGGTAGAAATCTATGACAAAAAGATTGAGGCACTCCAATCGACCATTGAGAGGAATGACAAGAACCTTAGTCAGTATGATGAATCTGTCGATCAAATTATGGGCAGATCGAAAGACGAAAGGGGTGCAGAGAGGGCATCACAGATACGCAAAGCCCAACAGAAAGACCGTGAGAGAATTGCTTCAGAGAATGCAAGAATTCAAAAAGAGATACAAAAACTCACAGAAGAAAAGTTACCTTTATCCTTGGAAGTTAAGAAGGCTGAATCAGACTTGGGACCTATCAAGTATGTTGCCGAAGTAGTTTATGGTACACAAGACCGTGATTTGATTGACAAGGCAGTTCGACTGGTAATCTTCATCATTATTGTTGTGTTCGACCCACTTGCTGTGCTATTATTGATAGCATCAAATCAAACGTATCGTAGACTGAAGGGTGAGCAGGAAGAAACAACTCCTGCGAAGAAACTTTTGAAGAAAAAGAAAGTTGACATCAAGCCATCAAATACGTTAGAATCATTCTTTGACGATAAAGTTACAATACCAAAAGACAAAATTGCAGATATTGGAGAAATAAATGAGCGTACTTGATAAACTAAAGAAAGCATCAACAATCAAAGAGACATCGGTGCTTTCCAAATCGAAGTTCTTTACAGATAAAGATATGATTCAAACTGATGTGCCTATCGTCAATGTGGCATTATCAGGCAACTTAGATGGTGGATTAACACCAGGGTTGACGATGTTTGCGGGACCATCGAAACACTTCAAAACAGCATTTGCTTTATTGATGGCAAAATCATATATGAAAAAATATGAAGATGCCGTTGTTTTGTTTTATGATTCTGAGTTCGGCACACCACAATCATACTTTGATGCCTTTGATATTGACACTGAACGTGTACTTCACACACCAATTACTGACGTTGAACAATTGAAACATGATATCATGAATCAGTTGCAAAATATTGATAAAGATGATAAAGTAATTATTGTTCTTGATTCAATCGGTAATTTGGCATCAAAGAAAGAAGTTGAAGATTCAATTGAAGGTAAATCTGTTGCTGATATGAGCCGTGCAAAACAGATGAAGTCGTTGTTTCGTATGGTCACACCACATTTGACAATCAAAGATATTCCAATGGTTGTTGTCAATCACACATACAAAGAGATTGGTATGTTCCCGAAAGATATCGTTGGTGGTGGCACAGGCTCTTATTATTCAGCAGACACAATCTGGATTCTTGGTCGTCAACAAGACAAAGATGGCACAGAGATTGTCGGCTATAACTTTATCATCAATGTAGAAAAATCAAGATATGTCAGAGAAAAATCAAAAATACCTGTTACTGTATCCTTTGACGGTGGCATTAACAAGTGGTCTGGTCTATTGGATATTGCACTCGAAGGCAATTTCGTAACAAAGCCAAGCAATGGTTGGTATGCTAAAGTCGATCAAGAAACTGGTGAAGTTTTAGATAAGAAACGCTTTGCTGATACTCAAACAGAAGAGTTCTGGAAAGATATTCTTGCTGATGAAAGATTCAAAGAGTTTGTGAGAAAGAAATATGAAATCACTTATAGCAGCATTATGGGACAAGATAACGCCGAAGAAGAAACTGAAGTATCTGCGTGATGTAGATTTTCAGTATCTCTCCGACGAAGAAGATAAGATAGTTGGCATCAGCATACTTAGAGGAAAATATGCTGGTGTCATTTATCGTTATGGCACCGCAAAAGTAATTGAAGAAGGTGAGTTTGCACGATTGTCTTTTTCATACACCATCCTCAATTCTTCAAAGTTCACCTCTCAAGACTTGCAAAATGATGAGAATTTTCATATAATGATTGGTGACATTCTAACTGAAATACTAACTGAGCAAGAGAATGAAAAGATTAGAAACCACAATTCTGAAGAACTTGATATTCAATGAGGAGTTTGCACGTAAGATACTTCCTTTTATCAAGACAGAATACTTCACAGACAATATAGAAAAAATTGTGTTCAATGAAATCGACGAACACATCCATCAATACAAACACCTTCCGACTTACGAATCACTTGTAATCAATTTTACAGAATCAAAGAAACTCACTGAAGAACAGGTTCAAGACTCTGTTCAAATGATTCGTGAAATCAATGCTGAAAAAGAAGAACCAACTGATACTGACTGGCTCATCAATCAAACAGAAAAGTTTTGCCAAGACCGTGCTTTGTATAATGCCATCATGAAGTCTGTCAAGATTCTTGATGACAAGAATGACAAAGATAACAAAGGCTCAATTCCAAAATTGTTGAGTGATGCATTGGGTGTTTCATTTGATTCATCCGTTGGCCATGATTACATGGATGATGCCGATTCACGATATGATTTTTATCATCGTCATGAGACAAAGATTCCTTTTGACCTTGATTTGTTCAACAAGATTACAAAAGGCGGTTTACCTAAAAAGACTTTGAACATTGCACTTGCTGGCACTGGCGTTGGTAAATCTTTGTTCATGTGTCACGTTGCGGGTGCTTGTTTGGCACAAGGTCTAAATGTTTTGTACATCACAATGGAAATGGCTGAAGAACGAATTGCAGAACGTGTTGATGCCAATCTATTGAACATTGATATTGCTGATCTGAACTCAATCAGCAAGCAAGACTATGACCGTAAGTTTTCTGCACTGAAAGTGAATACACATGGCAAACTTATCATCAAAGAGTATCCGACTGCTGCTGCTTCAGCCTTGCATTTCCGTGCTTTGTTAAATGAATTGCAACTAAAAAAGAGTTTCAAACCTGACATCATTTTTATTGACTATCTTAACATTTGTGCAAGTGCCAGAATCAAGCCTGGTGCTAATGTAAATAGTTATTCTTATATTAAGGCTATTGCGGAAGAACTCAGGGGTCTTGCGGTTGAGTTTGATGTTCCCATAGTATCTGCTACTCAGACAACTCGTTCCGGCTTCACCTCCAGCGACCCTGGTCTAGAGGACACCAGTGAGTCTTTTGGTCTACCTGCGACTGCTGATTTTATGTTCGCTTTGATAAGTACCGAAGAGTTGCAACAATTGAATCAGTTAATGATTAAGCAACTCAAGAACCGGTACAATGACCCGACATACTACAAAAGGTTTGTCATTGGTATTGACAGAGCCAAGATGAAGCTGTATGATGTTGAACAGGCAGCACAAGATGACTTGATAGATTCTGGTCAGGTAGATGATAAACCACTCAATACATTCGGTGACCGTGAAAGAACGTCTGGCAACAAGTTCGGAGGGTTTAAAGTATAAATACTCTATCATTGAGGGGATTTTATGGCTTTAAGCACAGAACATTATCTAAAAATAGGAAAATTTTTCGATTTTATACTGGAACCATACAACTTTCATGTAGCACCTCTTGCTCCTGCTGGAAAACCAGGAAAGATTTTAAAATCAGTTAGAGAGTACAGATTGCAACTCATTCAGAAAAATAGAGACACTTCTGAAAAATTAATAAATGATTTTGGTAAATTATTGAAATCCGCCTCAAAGGACATAACAAATATAGAATTTAACAAAATATCTCCAAACAGTTCTAAATTTCCCAGTTATAGTTTTAAGTTTGAGGGTCAAGTATTTGATTTGATTATTGGAAAAGGTGCCAATAAAGGAGAAAATTTTGAGACAAATACTGTAACAGGACTGGCTCAAGCATTTAAAACTAGAAAAGAGTCAAAAGATTATGGAGATGTTATTAAGCAATTGAACGAGTCGAATAAAGATTTTGCTTCAGTGGAAGTTAAGTCGGTGACACAAAGAAAAGGTTCCACAAAAAAAGAAGGTGTGCCTATAGAAAAATTGGGTGCAATTATTGGAGATATTGTTTTAACCGATACAACAAATAATAATTGGTATGTTTCTTTAAAAGATGTAAATGGTGATACATTTAGTTCTTATTCTGGTGCAGCGTCACTATTTGATTCTTCAGGAACAATACAACCAAATTCTCCAGGAGCACAATTTTTAAATTCTTTCGGTGTAGATTTAAACTTAGTTCAAGAGGGCTTCGATTTAAGAAATAATAAAAAAGTTTTAAGAAAAAGAATTAAAGTCGAAAAGGCCAATTCAAATGAAATTAAAAAAATTTTTGAAAGGGCTTGGGGCATGAACTATTTCTATGTGAGGAAACAAACTCAAGGTTGGAAAGTTTTTTGGTTAGATAGAAAAAAATTAAATGAACTGGCAAGTAATATTCAAGTTAAAGAAGTGAAATATCCCAATATAAAATCTAAACAAATAACAATTTATTGCGGCAACAGATTTCAAAACTATACGATTGAATTAAGAAATTCAAAAGCGGGTGAATATCCTAACGATACTAAATTTAAAGTAAAATGAAATTCACAGAATTTATAAAAGAAAGTAAAGAAGGTAAGAACGTGCATTTGGAGCATTTGGAAGATAATGTATTAAACGGTGGTGTTTCTGGCGCACGTGAAGCAATAGAGTTTCTACGTTCTTTGCGTAATATGCTTGCTGGTCACACTGGCAGCAAAATCAATGTAACAACAAAGTGGGATGGTGCACCTGCTATCTTTGCTGGTACAAATCCAGAGAATGGTGAATTCTTTGTTGGTACAAAATCAGTATTTGCAAAGAATGCAAAATTGAATTATACTGATAAAGATATTGATGAGAATCATCCTGGTGAAGGACTCAATCAAAAACTCAAACTTGCACTTGCATACCTGCCCAAGTTAGGTATCAAAGGTGTGTTGCAGGGTGATATGATGTTCTCAAAAGATGACATCAAGAAAGAAACAATTGATGGTGAAGAGTATATCACATTTCAGCCAAACACAATTGTGTATGCTGTGCCAACAAAATCAAAACTGGCACAGACAATGCTTGCTGCACAGATTGGTGTAGTGTTTCATACATCCTATTCCGGTAAATCATTAGAAACAATGAAGGCATCATTCAACATTGATATTGGTCATTTGAAAACAACAAAAGATGTTTGGTTTCGTGATGCTTCATTCACTGATGCATCTGGTTCTGCAACATTCACACAAGAAGAAACTACTGCTATCACATCAATTCTTTCGAATGCTGGTCGTTTGTTCAATACGATACCAGCACTGACACTGAATCGTATTGCTGCATCAGAAGTTTTTCTAACACAAATCAAAACATTCAATAACACAAAAGTTCGTGAAGGCAAAAAGATTGCTGATACAAGAATTCACACACAAGAGTTGTTGAATTGGGTTGAAGCAAAACTGAACAAAGAGATTCTTGCAGCCAAGAAAGAAGATACAAAACAAAAACGCATCAAAGAAAAAAATGAAGTCATGCGTTTCTACCGTTCAAATGCGATTCAATTGAAGTTGATATTTGATTTGATGAATCTGATTGTTGATGCTAAACTAATGGTTATTCGTAAGTTAGAAACAATCAAGAGCATTGGTACATTTGTTCGTACAGACGATGGCTTCCGTATCACTGCACCAGAAGGATTCGTAGCAGTTGACCACTTGGGTAAAGCATTGAAGTTGGTAGACAGACTTGAGTTCAGCAGACAAAATTTCAACGCACAAAAGGCATGGGACAAATAATGGAATACGATATCAGTAAAATTATGGCAGAATATGGTGATAGTGATTTTGGATTTTCTACCGTAGACGAAGTTGAGTATCAAGCAGTAATTGCTGAGAAAGATGAAACTGTTGAAGAATACAAAGCAAGGCTACAACAAGTCGAAAAAGTTATCATGCCATTTTTGACAAATTTATACAAGACCGCAAATCAACCATACATTCATTGGCCAAATCGTGGACCTGCCATTGAGAAACAAATGCAAAAAATTCTGACATTGACAAGAGGCTAAATGATTACTATATCTGATTCAGCAGCAAAGAAAATCAAATCGATTATTGATGAAGAAGATTCATCACTGAAACTGCGTGTGTTCGTTCAGGGTGGTGGTTGTTCTGGTTTTCAATATGGCTTTACACTTGAAGAATTACCGCCCGCAGATGATGACTTTACATTTGAAAAAGATGGCATTGGTGTTGTAGTAGACAGCATGAGTATGCAATACATGAGAGAAGCGGAAGTCGATTATAAAGAAGATTTGATGGGCGCATCATTTACAATCAAAAATCCTAACGTAACCGCAACTTGTGGTTGTGGTTCATCATTCACGATATGAAAACATTCAAAGATTTTCTAAAGGTAGATAAAACTCAACCACAAGAGTTTGTCTCACAAGCTGGTGCAGGTGAATGGGGTCGACCAGAATCGACTGCTAAATATGTTGACGATACACCAGGTCAGAGCAAACAACAATATAGAAAATTTACAACTAACTGGAATTTGACAGACAGAAAATAAATCATTGGAGATATTATGAAAGATTTGATAGTGGGCTGTGCGACCAATTACACTTGGTCAACTTTGAAATACTGGGTAAATTCAATCAATCAATCAGGCTTTGAAGGTGATAAAGTTCTGATTCTTATGAACTGCGACAAAGATACCGTAAAAAGGGTAAATGACGCAGGCTTCTCAATCATAGCATTCAATCAAGACGGTCAAGGTAATCTTACATATCAATCACATTTGATGGTGCATGTTGAACGTTTTGTTCACATTTACAAATTA